GCAACGCCACGCACGGCGCGCAGATAGTCGCCGGCCTTCGACTTGGGCACGGCAGGCGCCCTTGGCGGCCGGGATTGCCGGGGCCGCTCGGCCTCGAGCTCGACCTAGCAAGCTGCCGACGACATCGACCGGCGCCCCGGTCTCGAAGCCTGGCATGGCCAGATCCAAGCCAGCACCGGGAGCGATGGATGCCTCGGCACCGAAGCCGGCGGATGCGCTCATCGCCCATGCTTCGTTGGCTTGTTTCTGCGAGGTAGGCAGGATCAGCCCGGCCTTGCCTTTCTGGAGCCCCGGCATGAGCGCCTCGGCGACGCGCTTTTCTTCCGCCGCTTGGATGGCAGCCATGCGCTTTGTATCGCCCGCTGACCAAGCCTGCACCATGGCTATGCTCGTGGCGCCGGTCTTGCCGATCTGCTGCCCGAGCGCCCATGCCGCCTTGATCGGAATGAGCAGGGCATCCAAGCCGAGCTTGAGCATATCGACGTTTCCCGCCACGTCCCGCACGGCGGCATTGATGCTCGGTAGGTACTCGTCCCCGATGCCGATGAAGAGCTTGTCGAGCGTGTTCTTCAACTCCTCGAAACGGCTCGACGTGGTACCCGCCATGCGATCGAATGCTGCCTGCTGGTTTGCCGACGCGTCGCCCATGGCTTCTAGCTTCCGCTGGAAATCCTCGGTAGCGGTTGCCGCGCCTTCGGTCGATGCGAACGCGGAATCAAGGGCGGCCGAGAAGTCCCGCATGCCCTGGCCGCCCGCGTCGGCCACCTCCTTTAGCATGAGGTTGAGCTGCCGCATGGCGGCCTCGGCACCCATGCCGCGATCCTTCATGGTGGCAAGCACCGCGAGTAGTTCGCGCTGCGACAAGCCAGCAAGCCGCGCGTTTCGCGCGAGCTTGTCGATGCCGGCCGCCAACTCGTCAACGTCGCCGGTCTCGAACATGAGCGCGGCCAGCTCGCCCGCGCTCTCGCTTTCCTTCCCGTAGGCATTGATGAGACGGGTTAGGCCCTTGACCGTTTCGCCAAGATCGGAGGCCGCAGCCTTGGATAGCCGCGCAGACCGCTCGACGATCTCGAGCGCATGGGCCGAGTCGGCGCCCTCGTCGAGTGCTTCGGCCAATGCGCCGGCCAGGTCGGCAGCCTTGCCCAGCTCGGGCGGTAGGCTCATGATCTGCGCCTTGAGGTGCGGAAGATCGGAACCGGCGAGTCGGCCCATCTTGGAGCCGACCTTGGCCATGGCGTCCTCGAAGTCCATGGCAGCGTTGACGGCGACGGTACCGAGCGCCATCGCTGCGCCCGTCCATGCGGTAGCAACCTGCCCGGCGACGCGCTCGACCTTGCCCGGGATGCGCTCTAGCTTTTGCTCGAAAGCCCCGGAGTCCAGGTCAATCTCTACTAGCAGCTTTTCGCCCACGCCTGCCTATCCTCGCCCCATCGCTGCCGCCAACTCCCGAATGATCCACCGCGCTTGCTGCTCATGCCGATGAGCCTCCCGGAACGGCTCACACTCCGCCCGTACTAGCAGCATCCATCGGTCAGCCTCCCGCATCGTGTCGAGCCTGTCGAGTGTCACGCCTCCGAGTCGTGCGGCTTCGATCCTGAGCTCGGGATGGCTTGGGTCGAAAGGTCGCCAGGCGTGCTCCTCGGGGTAGCCGAAGAGCCGACGGTAAAACCCACGGCTTCCGCCTTGGCGAGCGCCGAGAGGTTCGCGATCCGGGAGACGATTCCGGCCGCGGCCAGGGGTTGCAGGCCCAACGCCCGCAACCGCTTCGCCCTCTCCTCGGTATCGGTGATGACCTCGCCATGAACCTTTAACCGCAGCTTGAGCGCGTGCGCGCAGATAGCGAAGTTCAAGGCATCATGCCAGTCCTCGTCGGCCGCCAGGAATGCCGCGTCCCGCTCGTCATAGATCCGGCGGAATGTCGGCTGCTCGAGCTTGAGCTGCCGCCCGAGCGGCGAGTCGGGTCGCACATAGTCCTCGACGAATGGCGGGAGCGGGCGCGGATTCTTCCGCCGCCAGGCGTTGCGCGCCTGCTCCCACTCGGCCGTGGTGAACTCGACCGCCACGGGCTCGCCCCTCAGGTGCAGTAGCACGGTCCCGGACCTGGCGAATGGCGACTCGGCCAGGTCTGCCACGTCGAGCTCGTCGAGTACCCGGATAGGCTTCGTGGCCTGCTCCTCGTTCTTCTCTCCCATGACGCGTTGCCCCTTCCGTCATGCCGCGCAGTTTTGTTGGTGGCCCGGGGCGGCCCGCGGTCAACCGCTCCCGGGCGCTTGGTCTCAGGTCAGCTCGTGATCTCGGTTGCCGGGGTCGTGTGATTCGTCGCCAGCTTCGAGACCGTCCCGTAGCAGTCAAACTCGGCCTTGAACTTCGTCGGGAAGTCGTCGGAAATCACGATCTTGTCGGCCGGGAAATGGCAGGCGGTGTACTTCAAGCCCCAATCCGTGCCATCGGAATCCCAGAGAATCTCCACATTCACGAGGTTGTTACGCTCGCCGCCCACGGGCAGCACGGCGGCCACGCTCGTTCCGTCCATGTTGACGATGTTTCCGCCCGAGGTCACGGGCGCGAAGGTTGCCGCGCCGACCGTCCAGGTACCGGCGAACGGATTGGAGAGGGCCGGCAGGATGAGGTTGTTGGTCTTGCTGTCGTAGAGCAGGCCCGAAAATGAACCCTTCAGCGGCTGATAGGTCGGCTCGTCATTGATCTTGATGCGGTGCGAGTTGGCATCGGCCTTGCCCTGGTGCATGATGAGCCGCTCTTCGCCGGGCTCGTGCCCCATGGGCAAGTCGGCGCCGCCCTCCCGGAACAGCATCGAGACGTACTGAGGCGTGCTCGCCGTGCCGTCGTAGATACGCATGGACGAGTCGCGCAGGCTGAAAACTTTGTTCGCCATGTCCTCTCCTCCTAACTTCCTGCCGCGCCTATGCGGCTACGTCGAGCTCTTCCGACCATTCCAAGGTCACGTCGAGCCGGCCCCGAAGCCATTGATCCTCGGGCAGTAACAGTAACGATTCGCACCCGCGGACCCATGCCTTGCCCAACGTGGCAGACGCGCCCGCGTAATCCTTGATCGTGATTCCGGTGCCGAGGTAGAAGCCGGCACGCAACATGTCTAGCGACTTCTCGATGATTGCCGGGCTGGTGTCGTAGCTCGCCCGCTTCGCGTAGACCTCGATCATGAGCAGCATCGACCGCAGGTATCCGGCCTGCGCGGTGCTCGCCAGCTTGTAGTACGGCGAATCTAGCGGCCGCAAGGTCGGCCGCACGAAGTAGGTGAGGCCGGACGTGTCGAGCTTGCGCGACTCCCACGCCCAGTTGGCCGCGGCGACCTGGCCCGGAAACGCAGTCGCCCCGGTGAAGCTGTCGTCGAGGTACTTCTCGATCGACGCTTTGAGATTGAACAGCTTGGCGGATGCATGCAGCGCCATAGCTAGACCGCACCGCCCCGCTTCAAGCCCGTGGCCTCGGCCAGCATGCCTCCCCGAATCTCGGAGCCTGGCTTGACCTTGAGCGTTTCCCAAGTGTAGGCGTAAAGCTCCTGCACCCAACGGGGCAGGGCGCCGCCCCCGAGGGCCGCGATGATCTCTCGCATGGTGATGCGCACCGCACCCATAGGCGCCTGGGCGCTCCAGCCTTCCTCTAGGTAGGGCGCGTATACGACGGCATTGGTAGCCCAGAAACGCCCGGAGTCTCCCGAGGCATTGAAGCCGACCTCGCCGGGCACAAAGCCTTTGGCCGCCTCGTCGGGCTTGGGCGCTGGCGGTACCGGAATGCCGAGGAAGCCAGCGGCGACGGCCCAGCCCATGCGCGAGCGCCCCGTGTCCACCGGCCACTTGAGGATGATTCCGCGCAGCAGCATGAATGCCAGCTTGCGCAGGATGACCGAAACATTCCCGCGGCTCTGCCGAATGTAGTCCCGCACGAAACGATTGAAACCCCTGGTCTCCATTCGCATGCTCGCGATGCCAGAGGCTTGGGTAGCCACTACGCCGCCACCTTTCGGCAGCGAATCATCCAGTAGAGCCCGGCCGTATCCGTGGCATGGTCGAGCACCTCGAAGGTATCGGACCCGTCTACCACCCGATCCGAGCTGCTCGGCTCATTCGTGAGCCGGCGCTTTTCGACTTGGTAGACGACTAGCCCCGTCTGCGGCTCGGCGCCTTGCTCGCCCCTGAGCATTTCCTGCGAAGCCACATGACGCAGCGCCGTTAGGCTGGTGTCGCTGTAGGTCGGCGTATTGGTCTGCGCCGTGGCCGAGTACGTCTCGGCAGTCTGGCGCTTGTAGGTGATCGAACGAGAAGCCGACGCGCTGCCCTCGATGACCAGGCGGGCCATCGTCTGCATGAAACTGTAGGCGTTTGCCGGCAGCGCGTCATTGCCCATGGTCTACCCTTGGTCCCCGTTGTCCGTCGCGTCGTCAACGTCGATGCCCTGGCGCCTGGGCGAGACTGCGGCCAAGGTCCCGCCGGCTACCGCGATCCGTTGCCGGAGATACTTGATCTCCTGCCGTAGCGCCTTGATCTGCTCAGAGACACGCACCGACAAGGAACCGCCGCCGCCTGCGCTGGTGAAGTCTACGCCCGTGTAGAGGGCGCGCAGCGCAGCCTCGGCGGTCTCGAGGTCCGTCTGCAACTCGGCCAGCGTCGCCATGGCTCATCCCTCCAAGCAAAGGGGCCGGCTCGGGCGACCGATGGGGCAACCTGCCGCCCGAACCTCCCCCGGACGATTCTCCTAGTGCAGCACCGTCCATGAGCCATTGATGTAGCAGTAGAGCTTGTTCGCTGTGAGTCCACCCTGCGGGGTCGCATTGGTGAGCCACAGCAAGCCAGCCGACGTGCTCGAGGTCTGCGCAGGGGCGCTAGTCGCCGTCAGCACGATCCCGCCGCCGGTCATGGTGTTCACCGCCGTATTGGTGATCCCGGACCCGGCCGAGATCGTCAAGGCGGTGCTGGTCTCCCCGGTCAGCGCCCGAGTGAATACGGCCTTAGCGCCCTTCGTGGCCGCGCCGATCGTGTTCTGATTTGCTGCGTTGAAGAGCAGATCCACGCCGTCGCCCGATAGCGTCATGTCCTCGGTCAAGGTCGATGCGCCCGAAAGCGCGACCGTGCCGGACATGGTCGTGATGTTGCCCGATCCATTGATGACGAGCTTGTTGGTGCCGCCCGAGTTGTTGACCACCAGCGCATTGTCCGAGCTGGTTTCCGGGGTCAAGGTCAACGTGCTCAGGTTGGTCGTGCCGGCCCAGAGGATGCCGGCGACCAGGAGGAACAGAATCAGGGGATTCAGATTGAAGCGCATGGGTATCACCCTCCCGCCAGCTTGGCGAGCAGTTCGGCCGGGCCTCGCACCGTGTAGACCTTGCCATCCCGCGGCTTCGCGCCGCTCTTGATCTCGACGACGTAGCAGCCGGGGAACTCCTCGGCCTGCATCTGCATCCGCTCGACCGCAGCCCGAGGCATGACCTTGACGGCCTCCCCGGGTGCGAGCTCGAGCGGCTTGACCGGGACAGGGGCAGGCGCCGCCTGGCTCACGATCACGGGGGCCGCCTTCTCGCGTGCCATGTTGGTTCTCCTCGTGTCTTGTGGTTCTAGTGGCGGGTGAGTCGATGCCAGGCCCGGGAGCCGGGTCGGGGGAAACCTGGCCCCCGGGCCTAGCGGTCAGGTCAGGAGGTGGCCCAGTTGGAACCGCCCCACGCCCGGTAGTCGAGCACCTGGGCTCCGAACTCGACCTGCATCGACATGCGCAGGCTGCGATTGTCGGGCAGTTCGTAGATCTTGATGTCAGGGGCGTCGCCCTGCCACCAGACCAAGCCACGGCCACGGCGACCGATGGCCCACGCATCCGTGTCAGTGATGAATCCCCACTGGACGAGCGTGTAGCCGCGGAACGGATTGATGTCGTTATTCGCCGTGCCGGCGAGCTTGTCCGACTTCAACACGCGCTCGGCCGTCGGGCCGACCGATGCACCGCAGACGAGCGTGTCGGGGATGTTGTCGAGGCGGAAATCCGACTCGCTGTAGGCGTTGGTGTCGGCCACCAGCACATGCAGCGTCTCGAGGTTGGTCGCGGTCAGGCTCAGCGCCACCGCGTTGTGCAGCGTGCGGCCTGCGCGGGTCGGGTGCCCGTTGCCCGAGAGGGCGAACAGGGGCTTTCCCGTCCAGAGCAGATCGCCGCCAGGGTCGGCCACCACGCCGGGGATGCTGTTGTTGAACACGGCATGCCCGGCGGTCTTGCCGCCCTGATTGAAGATCGCCGCGGCGTGCTTTTGCTCGGCCGCGTACCGACCCTCGGCGAACGGCTTGGCCTGCCGCACCGCCCAGTTCATGAGTGCGGTCTTGCCGTCCGACGAGGCGCCGCCCGGCATGAGCACCAGCCGCGCGATCTCCTCGGGAACGTCGAAGCTGCGCTCAAAAAAGCGCCGCTTGTGGATGACGTAGGGACCTTCGGCCAGCCCGCCCGGCGTGACTTGCGCGCCAGGCGTGCGCTCGACGGCCTCGGTATCTCCGAGCTCGATCGCTTCCCGTTCATAGATGCCATGCGCCATCTCCGAGAGCTGCCGCACCTCGAAGATTTGGGGGATGGCCGAGGGCGGCTGTTCGCCGTACACCTCGAAGCTCTTTTTCTGCACGCTGTCGATGAGCTGGCCCGCGTAATCCGGGCTCAGGATCATCCCGCCTGCTCCTGCCATGATCTTTAGTCCTCTCCTCTTGTCAGGGTTTCAGGGTGATCTCGCCCGGCTCAGGTGTCGGCCTGGAGCTTGGACGGATTGACGGCCACGAGAATGGCGGTGCCGTCTCCGCCGATGATGCGCAGTACGTCGGTGCTGCTGGTGCCGATGTCGATCTTCTGCTGGGTGCCGTCGTTGACGCCGATGAGATCGCACGCGTTGCCGCGGTCCGACTCCGAGAAGCTCGCGTCGCCGATGCCCCAGATGTACTCCGAGCCGGTCAACGGCTTGCAGTCGTACTTGGTCGCTGCGGTGCTCGAGGTGGTGAACTTGCGCGCGCCGTGCGTGCCGCTCACCTCGGGCGCCTGCGGCGAGAAGCCGAGCAACGCCCAGCCGAACAGGGTCGCGGTCGCCGTGAGGGCGAGCGCCTGGTGTCCGCTGGCGTCCGCGTAGGTGAACGCGCACCCGAGCTCATGGAACTGCTGCGATGCAGCGAACGGGAGCCGGAGAGGGCCGAGCCCCTGGGCTCCGTCGGGTCCGTACTTGACGGGACCGCTCATGGTTCTCCTCCTTCGGGAGTGTCAGCCCTTCCGGGGCTTGAGGTTTGGCCCTTGCTCGCGGTACTTGGCGGACCAGTCCGTCGGTGCCGCGGGCGGGGGCGGTTGGGGAGTTGCAGGATTGATCGGAGCCGAAGCGCCGGGCGCCGAGGGCGATGCATTGGCCTGGCGCTTCGTGATCTCGGCAGCGACGGCCGCGGCGAAGGTTGCCTTCGCCTGCTCGACGGCGGCCGCGCGGGCCGACTCTTCGGCCGGCATGGCGATGAGCGGGATGAGCTCGCGCGGGATGCCGGCGTCCCGCAGGTCGAGGTTGAATCCCTTGCGCTCAATCTTGTGCAGTCGGTCGGCCGCATCGCTCGTCGGGTCTGCCTTGGCCTTGAGCGCGGCAAGTTCGGCCTCGGCTGCTTTGAGCTTGGCGGCAATCTCGAGCGCCTGGTCGGCTGGCTTCGGTGCGGCCGGCGCCTGCTGGCCGTTGGTGCCTTGCGTGGCCGCTGGCGTTGCCGCGGCTCCTTGGGTCTGCGTGTCGCTCATGTTGCCCTCCTGAGCTCTCGCACGGACCGTAGTTCCCCGGTCCTGGTTCGGAACTGGTCAACGGTTACGCGACCCGAGCGATAGAGCTCGGCGCGCTGCTGGCCTAGCACGTCATTCTGGGTTGCCGCATCCTGGCGCTTAAGCCAGTCCTCCCACGTCGAGACCGGGGCGCGCGGCATGTCGCTCACCATGGGGACCGTGGTGCAGCGACATTGCGGGTGCGCCGGCAGTTCTGGCATGCGGTCGATGCCTTTCTGCCCGGCCTTCGGCTTGTAGTACCACTCGGTACCGTCGAGCGGCCCGCAGATCGGGCAGGTGCGGTCATCGAGCGTAGCGACCCATTGCAGCCCGTCGAGCACGTCGGAGTTGTCCCGATAGGTCTCCTGCGCGGCGGTGTTCGCGATCGCGTTGAACTGAGTACGAGCTAGGACGGTCAAGTCATTCTCGTTCGCGTCGGACACGCGACCAAGCCGGCGCACCGCGTCGGGTACCGACTCACCCATGGCGAACGAGGTGCGCACCGACTTCGCCAGGCGATCGCGATGGGTCGGCGAAAGCTCGTCGAGCCACTTGTCGAGCTTCTTCCCGTACATGGGGACCTCGGCCATGGCTCGCACCTGGGCCGGGCTCAGGCGCTCGAAGGAGACCGCTAGAACGGTCTCGGCTGCGCTTACGCTGCGTTCGTAGACCTCGGCGGCGACCTCGGCCGACTGGCCCTGGAGCTCACGGGTTGCGCCCTTGACGCCCCGGGCATTGATCTTTGCCAGGTTCCCGATCAGCCGGCGCATCCGGCTCAGGTCTCCGGCCGCCATGTCCTCGCCGTACTGCGATAGCTCGGCCTTGAGATCGGAGCGCACGCCGCGCATTTTCTCGACCACCCGGGCTACCCGTTTCTCGCTTCGGTTGAGGAACACCGCGAAGTTACGCACCACGGCATCGAGCATCCGACCGGATAGACCGGGCGCGAGCTTGCGCACCTTGGCGGCGCGGTCGATGATCTCCTGCGGAGTCCGCACCGGGCGACGGTTAGCCATCTGTCTCACCGCCCATCATGGGCTCGGCCTCGGGCGTCTCGTCCTCATCCTCGACCTCTTGCATGGCCTCGGCGCCTACGGGAGCCGGCCCGGCCTTGGCTTGCCGCGCTGCGTCTGCGGCTGCGGCCATGACATCTTCCATGCCTCCGCCTTCGCCGGCTGCGGCTTCGGCGGCTTCGGCCATGGCCTTCGGGTCGTCGTCCTCGTCGAGCATGCCCAGGCGCTGCCACTGGAATAGAAGCTGCTCGGTTGTGCAACCCTTGGCCGCCCAGAGCTTGAACCACGTTTCAGCGCGCTTGCTTTGCTCGGCCGCATCCGAGCCGGTGTCGTCCTCGAAGTTGATCGACACGCCCACGGATTGACCGACCGGCACCCAGCCTTCCGCCCACGCGACGAGCTCGGCTATCCGCATGAGGCCGCGGCGCGTCTGGAGCAACTTCTTAGCGGCGTAGTCCCGGAGCTCGGCGGTGTCCATCATGATCGCCTTACCGCTGCGGGCGTCGATCTGCTCACGCGCGGCGCGTACCTTGCCGATGCGGTAGAGCACGGCCCGGGCGTCCTCGAGCTGGGAAACGATGGACCCTACATTGATGTTCCCGCCGACCTTCTCTACCGGGATCGGGTAGAGGCACGCCGGGCGAATCTCGAAAGTCGCTTGCCGGCCCGTGTCCTGGTCGGGCAGCAATGCGCCCGAGTCCTCGCCCTTCGCCGGGCAATAGATGCCGAAGGCTTCGTATTTGTTCGCGACCGCCAGCAAGTAATGAGACCAGAGGAAATGCATGTACGCCTCGACGTGCTCGGGCACGCCGGAAACGCCGAGCACGCGGCCATGCTCCCGGATACGGGGCACGATCACCACGGGCACGCTTGCGAAGCCGTGCAACCGTTGCGGCTGCGCCTCGCGCTCCCCGGCCATGAAACTCTCGCTCCGGTCATCGAACGTCTGTCGATAGAGCAGCTCGGCCCCGTCTGGCATCCGATCGGACCAGACGAAACGAGCCGCTAGATACCTGCGGGTCCGCGGGTCGATGGATAGCCCGAGCTGCTGGGTATCCCGAAGAGTGCACCGAATGGGCTCGCCGGGAGCTTCGCGACTGAGCACGGGCGCAGCGTTGCCGTCGAGCTCTTGATCTCGGTAGAACTCGGGCATGATCTCGCGTAGGTCGATGTCTGCCCAGGCATTCAATCTCCGCGCTAGCTGCTCGTCGCCGTTCCTGGTTTCGTCGGGCACGAAATCGAAAGCCTTGGGCATGATGTCGATGCGCCGGTCGATGATGGCCCGTAGCTCGTTCAATACCGGGAAGTCCCGATACGAAGCATCGAGGCCGGACGCACGATCCACGCCCGAGGCGATGGCGATACTTTTGAGGTGCTCGACAGTTACGGCCCGGTCCCCGGCGTACAACGCCCGATAGAATGCGAGCTGGTTCGCACCACTCCACAGACCTTGATCGGCTGCCAGGTACTCGCGGGTTGACGCGCCGTAGGCTGCCACTAGCGCACCACTGCCAGCGGCTCGAGGCTACGCCGCTCGGCCTGCCGCAGCGGGACGTAGCGCCGCAAGTCGCGCAGCGCGTAGACGTAGAGGCATCCATCGATGTCCTCCACGATGAGGTGGTCGCCCTCGAGACGGTGACGCACCACGCGATTGATGTCGCGGGCCTGGCCGTTGTCGAGGGTCACGCGCATAATCTGCGGCCACTCCCAAAGTAGGGAGCGCACCCATTGGCGAAACAAGTGCCACGTCCGCAGGAAACGCGCGCGCAAGGATGCCACGCCTCAAGGGTACGAAGGAACGCCAGCAAAGGCTAGGATCGGACCTATACCACTAATAGACGATCTCGCACCGATCCCGGCACAAGCGCCTCTAGTACGGTCTCGATGTCCAGCTCATAGGTCGTGCGACGGAAGCCGCAGCGCAGGCAAGCGCGACGCCTGCGAATCATCTGCGGACGCTTGAGCAGCCGGGAGTCAATGACACTCGAATGCGGCCATCCGCACCGCCTGCATTTCATCGGATCACCGCCCGAGGTGCCCACGGCCGATCCGGGCCTTCCCGCCCGTGCGTTACGACTTGGTCATAGCGCAACGCGTCGGCGTCGTGATCGTTGATTCCGTCTTTCAAGCTCTCGACAGGCTGACCCCTGGCCGTTGCTGCCTGCGGGTACTGGAGACGCTCCATGCTCTGATAGCTATTCGGAGCGCGCAGGATCGGCCTACCTAGGCGGTCCTGCTCGGGCCGAGCCGCCCAGACTAGGAACCGCTCGCCAGCAGCCGAGCAGATCCGGGACGCGACGACCTCTTCCCCGCGCTCCTTCGATCGCTGCCACGATGCCGAAGGCGGGATGAACGGGACGCGCAGCGCGGCCACCAGCTTGCGCGCCGAGGTCTCGTGCGTCTGGTCGTTGCGACTGTCGCCGGCCGGGTCGCCGTGAATTACCTTCAAGTTGGCGAAGCCCTGCGCCTGGACGAGCGGCAGCCATGCATCGACGGTCATATCTTCGGGCGCTCGGCCGTCCCGCCCGGTGAGCTCCCATACCACCACGTCTAGCCGATAGCTGCGCCCCGTCGCCGGGTGTTGCGCGTCTACCGTCTGGATCGCCAGCACCGCGGGGCGTCGCCGGCCGAAGTCCACCGCGAGCCGCGTCGGTACTTGCGGCAATGGCTCATAGATCAGAACGTTGCCATCGGGCCAATGCCTGCGCTCGAGCCGCTCATAGACTGCACCGGAAGGCGTAATGATCTCGCCCTCGATTTCCTGGCGGCAAAACCGCTCGGAGTACGTCGCCCGCATCCGGTCGATGTAGCCGGGCGGTAGGTGCGGGTTGTCGTAGGTCCGCGCCCGGACATGCCCGACCTGGGCCGATGGCTCCAGGAGCCACTTGCGGGCTACCCAGTTCTCGCCCCTGGGCGACGTGATGGCCCAGATCGCCGGGCCTACCACGGGGCAGCGCAGGCGGCCTAGTAGCACGTTCCATGCATCGTCGGTCGGTAGTAGCGAAGCCTCCTCGACGCCGGCCCAGCCGATCTCCACGTTACGGGCGCGCTCATAGTTGCGCTCCCCAAGCGAGCGAAACAAGACCACCACGCGCCCGCCTAGCAGGGTCAGGGTCATGCTCGACTTGTTAAAGGCATCCTCCCATCCGCCACGCATAAGGCCCGCCGGGAGCCATCGCTGCCACGCAGGCAGCACGCTATCCCGAAGCATCGGGAACGTGGGCGCGCCGACGATGCCAACGTGCGGGCGAGTCTGATTGAGTAGGATGCGGAAAACCGCCTCCATGACGCCCATGACGCTCTTACCGCAGCCGATACCCCCGAGCGCCAGCTTTTCGGGCTGGGCGAGCTCGTGAAATCGCTGCTGGTGTAGCAATGGCCGATAGTCGATGCGGTTGGGGTTGACCTCTAGCGCCAGGTCGCCCCCGTCTAGGTCGGGCGGAAAGGCCGCCGCGATCTTGCCCGGGTCAAGGGCGGTCGCGGTCATGCCTCGCCGGCCTTGGCTTGTAGCCCATGTGGGCGCAGATGCACCATTCTAGCGGCAGGTGACACCGGGGGCAGCGCACCTGCCACGCTGGCCGCTGCCGCGGGCTCGGGTCAGGGCTTGGGCTCGGCATCGCCGCCTCCATTCTCGACCGTGATTGTGCCCGTATCCGCAGGCTCGGGAGCCGCAGGCAAAGGCGGCTGCTTCCCCGGAATGGCTCCGGCAAGCCAACTCGGAGCCCAGCCTAGCGTGATCTGGACCGGCCCTTGCTGCTCGCCCGTGTCCATGCGCAGAGCTCGCCGGGCGATGGTCGATGTCTGGTGCCACGCAGCGGCGTAGGCCCGGCGCTCGTCGGGATCCATGTTCTCGCCGTTGCGCTTGCGCCAGCCATGCATCTGCTCGAGGTGCTCAAGCGAGTCCCGGACCTCGAGCTGCAACAGGCGCACGATCTGCCCGGCCCGCTCTTCCTCGATGGCCTTTCGTGCCGTCTCGGCCGTGCGGCATAGCAGCTCTTCCCGTTGGTGCTGCCATCCCTCGATCGCGGCGCGGCGACGCAGAGGCCCAGCAGGCACGCCGAAATGCCGCGCCACGTCATCGAGTAGCGTTGAGACCGGCTGCGACAGGTACCACGTCAGCATGCCGCGCCAGTCATGGCGACGCCTGCGCATCCGCCCGCCGTCACGCCTGGCCTGTTCCGCAGCCTTGGCTTGCGCCCGCTCCCGGTCCTCCCGGCGGATGAAGGAGAAAGCCTCGCTTTCTCTATCCCGCGGCTTTCTCGACGGTCCCGAGGCGGCCGATGGTCGGCTTCCGCCCGGCAGCCCGGTCTCGGTCATGCTCCACCTTCCATCCTCGGAATGCCTGATTCAGCAGCAATCGCACGTCAACCCGCATGGGCGCGCCCTGCGGACCGGGCACGGCGATGTAGCGCGCCTTCTCGTCGGCCCACCAGGCCATGAGGTCTCGCCCGATCTCGAAGGCGTGAGCGTCGATGTCTTGCGCGACAAGGGAATGCCAGTCCGGCGGCCCCGAACATCCGAGGTAGCGGGGCACGCAGGAGATTCGGAGATTGTCCGTCAGCGCCCTCAAAAGCATCTGGCGCAGATCGAACTCAAGCGACCGGCCGAGCAGGAACGAGCGCGGATGAAACACCGAGCGCCACCACTTGCCGCCGAAGCGCCACCAGTCGATGAGGCTTTGACCGATCATGCGCGCCCGCACCTCGTCGGCCGTGTCATCGACCGCCCGGCCGTTGCGCACGTCGAGCGTTTCGACCGTGACGCCCAGGGGATTCTTGTCGAGCAAAATAACGCTCATGATCGTCCTCCGAGACACGCAGGGCAAAGCCAGATCCGCGGGTCGGCATCGCCGTTGAGTACCACGCGCCCACGTCCGCTGCACCGGCAGCACTCGACCTCTACCGTAGGCGGAGGCTGCGTGTCTTGGTCAAGCGAGAAGCCGGCCATCCGAGCGACTCCCCACCAGCAGATCGCGACGCCGCAAACGAAGCCGAGCACCGGCAGCACGAAGAGCGCAACCCAGCTCATGGTTCGCCGCCCTGGCGGTGCTTGGCTTCCCATTCGGCCCGAGCGTCCCGGATCTGTTTCCGCGCTGGTTTCTCGCGCTTCAAGCGGTGATCCGCCCATTGCGGCTCCCGTAGGAACCAATGCCGAAAGCCCTCGGCCCGGAGGTCATCCATCCAGCGTTGGTGCTCTTCGTTGTAGCGCGGGTCCCAGCCGAAGCGCCGGCATAGCGCCGCCCGCCCCATGAGCGTACAAGCGCCCGTGTAGACCACCTCAACGACCTCGCGTAGCCCGGCCTCCCACGGCACCGCTACCAGTCGGCCGGTCTCCGGGTCCTGCCATCGGGCGTTAGTTACAGGCTGGTCGTCCTCGTGTAACCTATTGTCGATCTGGAGCGATAGCGTGATGTTCTCGCCACCGCAGCTCGGGCGTGCGCTGGCGGCCAGCATCCGCCAGACCTCGACCATGCGATTGACCGCGCCCGGATTGAGCACGATGTCGGAATCGACCATGAACAACAGGGCGGCCGTGCTCTCCCCGAAGCGGCGCAGGATGCGGTTGCGTAGATAGGCGATGTTCTCCTGAGTCTCGCCCGTGGTGCGAGGGCCTCCGAGGTAGCGGGAGTCGAGAGGAGCCGGCAGGAATAGACGCTCGACCTCCCATGGACGCGAGAGCGATGGGATGCTCGGTCCGTCGTACCCTTCCCAGTTGGTCGATTCCTCCTGGACCACAGCAAACTGCTCGAGCTCGCCCGCGTACTCCTGCGCCTTGACGCCCGCCAGAAACGCGCCCAGCACCTCGGGGCACTCGGGGCGGTAGCGCATCGGGCTCGCGACCATGACCCGCGGCAACCGCGGGCCGGGCTCATCGACGGTGGACGGCGGCCGCGTCATGTTGCACCCCCGCGCCGTTGCCCGAGGCGCTTCGCGTAGTTTGCCGCGTGATGGTCGGCTGCGTCAAGTCGCGCCGCCAAACTTCCCCGTTTCGTTTCCCCAGCAGTCCCACCCGGGGCGGCGCTGGCGGGCGAACATCTCGAGGCGGCGGGCCTCGGGCCACAGCGCCTCTATCCTACGGTAGCTCTCGTCGGGCTTGCGGGAGTGCTCCCGGCGAGCCGCATGCAGAGCGTCGGGCGAGGCCACGTCAGGCGCGGCATGGATGGTCTGGCGGATAGCGCGGTCCTCAGGCAGCGGAGGCTTGCCCCGGCGCCAAAGCCACAGATCCTCGGTCGATGAGCGGCTGTAGAAACCCATCCCGCAGAATGTCTCCCGGTCTAGGTCGGGAGTGCGGAAGCGGATTTGCCCAGGCTCCCATCCCTCGATCATCTTGACCCAGCAGAAAAGTTTCGTCACGAACTCGAAGCCCCAGCCCTGGCCCAGGGACAGCAGTTCGGGGAGCTTCGGCGAGGTGCCCCAGATCAGGAGAGCGCAGTCCGGTGCGGATAGCTGGTTGAGCATCGGGCGGAACTCGGCAACCATCGCATCGACGGTCATAGTCGGGTAGTGATTCTGGGCTGGCGCGCTGCGCGTGCCCGGGAAGCTGCGCACGGCGTCGGGGTCTCGGTACTCCCATGGCGGGTCGGCTAGGATCAAGTCATAGCGCTCGCTCACGGCTTGCTGGCCTCATCCAGAGCGGCCCGTAGACGGCTGTATTCGCACACGTCCCATTGTCCGCTATGCATGCGCCTGCGGAAACCATCCCCGTGATGCTCATCGAGCATCCGCATGGCCTCCCCGCAGAGATTACGCAGGCGGGCGATCTCGGCGCGGGCTGAGTCGAGGTGGTCGCATACCGACTTCACCTCGTCGTCCAGTAGAGTCTCCCATAGTCGCAGCGATTTGCGGACCGGCTCCAGAGCTGCCTCCGCCGCCTTGTCGTCGTACGGTTTCGGGTCGCTCACGACTTCCCCTCCGTCTTGGCCTCTCCGGCGAGGATGGCTCGAGCGCGCTCAAGCGTGACCATCATCTTCGCTTTGTCTGGTGACGCCGGCAGGCCACGCGCGGTTTCCATCCTGTCGCACGCCTCCCCCAGCGCCTTCTCCAGCTCGCGGCAGCGGGCCACCAGAGCGGGAACGTCAGTGCGGGCCGCGGCGATGAAGTCCTGGTCCGACGCCGGACGTGTACCTCCGCTCACGATCGCATAGATACGGTGCTGTGGACCGGGTGCGGTGGCGGCAACGCATAGGGCGAAGCCGGGAGGCATGTCTTCCCTGACCTTGGTCCAAGGCCCTTCAGTAGCCGCGTTCGCCCTCTTCTCGATCTCGTCGTAGTTCGGTTTCATTTCCCCCACCCTGCCTCTCGCCACGCCCGAATGATCGGGACAAGATCCCTCGGCCGCACCGCCTTGGCCCCGAGCTTGATTGCCTCCGCCCGCTTCGCCTCACACACGTCGTAGTGGTTTCCCTGGAACCAAGCCCGTCCGACCTCAGTAGAACGCACGCGCGTGCACGCGTGCTCCGTGGTACGGGAACCGTCCGACCCATCGACCCGGGCGGGATCGTCGCAATGGCGGCCGTTGCTGCTTGCCTGGCGGTGCATCGCACGCCATCGTGCGAGCTGGGCTCGTCCTAGGTCGGTCAGGATGTAGCGGCGTTTGGTCCACTTGTTAACGATGGCGGCGTAGCCCTGGCGGGTCAACGTGCCGCCGAGGTGGAAGCCCTGTCGCGGTAGCCCCTCGGGTCCGGCCGACTCGACCAGCTCCATAGCCTCGACCTCGCGGATAGTCGGGAGGTCCATCATGGCGAGCACCCCTTTCTGGCTTCGATGGCTCGGGCGTGGTCGATCAGCGCCATCACCACCCGGTCCCATAGGATTCGCTCCTCGGGGTCGAGGGTCGGGGCGTCTGCTGCACAGCCGAGTGCGTACTGGAGTCGCTCGGGCAGCGACAGGCCCAAGTCAGTTGCCGTAGCGGGCATCTTCGGTCCTCTCCTGTCGGGCTAGGTTGCGCCAATGACCGGCTACGAAGCTCAGGACCGCCCGGCCCGTCTGGCCTGCGATGCGGTTCTTGCAGACCTCGACTTCGCCCAGGTTGTCCATGGCCTCGCTCTTGTCCCGGTAGTAGTCCTCCCGGTAGACGCCCAGCCATGCGTCCGCATCCTGCTCGATGCTGCCCGAGCCTCGGCCGTCGCTCATCTTCGGGCGTCGGTCCGCACCAGACCGGCCCTCGGCCGCCCGGCTCATCTGGGACAGGGCGAGAATCGGTATCTCGAGCTCGCGGGCAAGCCCCTTGATCGCTTGCGACACGGCGCCCATGCGGGCGTTCTGGTCGGCCTCACCGCCCCGAATGCCAGGGTCGATGAGTTGCAGGTAGTCAATCACGAGCATCCGTATCCCGCTCTGTACGCGCATCCGCAGCGCGGTAGCCCGCACGGCACCGATGCTGGTATCGGTCGGGTCGGCAAGCACGATGGGCAGATCGGCGATCAGGAGGGCGGCCCGCTCGATATCGGCGAAAGCCGCATCCGAGACCTGGCCCTCCGTGAGCATCGCCTTAACCGACACGCCCGATACGGTCGAGATCAGCCGGCGGCCAAGCTCGTCGGCAGTCATTTCGAGCGAGATCATGCCGCAGGGTATCGGCGTGTGGGACGTGCCCAGATTGAGCAGGATGCCCAGCGCCAGCTCGGTCTTGCCCATGGACGGTCGGCCCGCTAGGACCACCACGTTACCCGGCTGCATCGGCCCCAGGATTTCGTCGAGGTCGAGGAAGCCCGTCTTGATCCCCTCGGGTGCGTCGCCCGTCTGCACGTCTCGGATGTTTTCCACCGTGTCAGCGAGCAGAGCCGGCAGCTTCACGGGCGGATGCTCGACCGCAGCATCGGCCGCCTTGGTCATGATCTCGGCGGCCCGGGTCGCCAGGTCGGCGGGCTCGGAGTCACCGGACCCGGCTGCGGTAGCCACGTCCCGGCCCTCGGCCTGGATCGCCCGGAGTGCCGAAGCGCGCTTGACGCGCCCTAGCCAGTGGTCAACATGAGCGCAGGTAATGGCCCTGTCGCCAGCGTCTAGCGCCCATCGGCCGAGGTCTTCGTAGTCGCGTGGGCGTGTCTCCCGAAGATGGTCGAGCACGGTGAACATATCCACGGGCTTGCCAGCTGCGGCCAGGGCTTGCATCGCGCGGAAAACGTGCTGGGCCTTGAGCGCATAGAAGTCCTCGGGGCGCAGACTTCCGAGGATCTTATCCCGTGCCGCGGCCCAGGGCTCGAGGTCGGGCGCACCGCACCACGCATTGATCGCTATCCCGATGAGCACGAGCTCGGCTTCCTCGGCCTGCGGGGTCGCGTCGGTCGGCAGATCAGCGGCGGGCGAGCTGCCCATGGCGAGCCTCCAAGGTCTCGAGCTCCCGGCGCATCCGTGCGAGCTGCTCGGGCGTGAATGCGAGGCGGCGCAGCGCGTGAGCTTGTCGAGCTGACTCCCACGCACGGCCAGGGTTTCCCTTGCACAGATGCTTGGGCGTGACGGGCGACCAGGCCAGGCGCAGAGCTTCGCCTTCGACGGGCTCGAGCATGTTACGTAGCCAGGTGATGCGAGGTTGTGCAGCCTCGGCGGCAATTACGGCTTCTCGCCGCGCTGCGCGCTGGGTCTCTCGGTAGGCGAGGGCGGCTAGACGCAGCATCGCGGGCAAGTTGTCCGAAGGGAATATCGTCGGCGTGTTC